AAATATAAATTTACTTTATCTGAAGCATCTTTTTTTACGATGTCATATATGATTTTACCAATTTTAACTTTAATGTTTTCTGGTAAAATTCTATATGGAACTTTTATCTTTTTGTCTATTGTATATCCCAAAGAATCTGCAATTAAATTATCATTGTCTCTTACAGACATTAACTCATAAGGTAATATCCCTTTCTTTTTCAATTCCTCGCCTATTTTTACTTTATTTTGGTTTCTAATAGGTTGAATTAATCCGTAAGTTATAAAACCATCATTATAAGTTTCATGCTTTAGTTTTTGTTTTTCATTCATTAGTATCACCTTCATTAGTTTCTATTGCATATTTAAATTGTAAATTTTGAATTTCATTTAGGAAATTTTTTTCAAAATATTCTTTAGAAAAGTTTCTTACATATCTGCAATAATCTTTCAATAAACCTTTAGCTACTAAATCTTTATCGTAATTAATCTCAGTACCTACCTTTTCAGATAGGTACTGTTTTGCCTCTAGAATTAAATCGTTTATCTCTTTATCTTCATCATCCCAAGTAACGTGAATATATGGTTTTACCTCATATAGTAATTTATCCATCTAATCACCTCTATACTTCTGCAGTTAATTCTACAGCCTCGATTCCAGAAATATCAACATTTAAGAATGAATTGTTATCAACAGGGAAACCATTTCCATATAATTTTCCTAGGTAAACTCTTTCATCTTCTAAGAAACGATATTCATCAGATTCTTCTATTTTCTTTGTTGAACCTAATCCCATAAAATATTTAGGAGCTAGTCCAACAACTGCTTTTCCTTGTGCAACAGCAGGACATTGTATAACATCTGTTGGGAATGGTAATACATTATTTACATATGTTCCATTTGCATTTAATATTGTAGTTGCAGGGAATATTTTTGTTAAATAATCTATTGGATTTACTACCATTAACATTTTAGTAACAACTCTTTTACCTCCATTTGTTAATTTAGCTGCTAAAGCACCCATTGTTGCAGGTTTTAAATCAGTTATAGGAAGAGCTTCTTTTTCAGGATAAACACCTTCTACAACTGCTCCTTCTAAATCTCTGTTCATACCTATTGGTTGGTCTTTACCTGTTCCTGTTACTATTCCTTCTTCAAGTCCAAGGCTTAATGCTTCAACAATAAATCTTCTTATGAAAGAATCTAACCAAGCTGGTCCTAAATCTAAATGAGCTTTACAAATTGGTAAGAAAGCACTTAATTTGTATAAGTTAACAGGTTTTTTATCAAATCCACTTTCTAATTCTTTTTTGATTTCATCAGTTAATTTTCCCCACCATGCTGGAGTTACATCACCAGTTCTAACTATAAATTCAACCATTCCAGTAACATTTTGAAAGTTTATTACTGAAAGTATTGGATGTTGTGCCTCTAAATCTTCAAATATTCTATCAATTGTAGTAGTTGGCATTACTGCGTCTATATCACTTATTGATTGATTAGCTTTCATTGCTTCAGCTAATTTATTGTAATATGTCACTTCTTCTGATGTTAATAATTTAGCTCCTCTTGATGTCATTATCATATTGTCATTGTTTGTTTGTCTCATTGTTTTTGTCACTTCCATAGTTGTTTCTTGTGCTACATATTGCATTAATTCTGTTAATGCTTCTACTTGTTTTGCATTGTCTCCACTTTCTACAGCTTCTTTCATTTTTGTTTTTAATTCCTCATTTGTTAATTTTAAATCTAAATTTTCCATTTAAATTTCCTCCCTTTTATTTTAAAAATTTATTTAAAAAAGACACCATTAAGGTATCTTGTTTTTGAACTTTTTTATTTTCTTCTAGACTATTTAATAGTCCCTTTGGTTCTTCATTTGCTGAACCATTTAACAGATTATCACTGATTTCTTTAGCTATTTTATTTACTGTTTCTTCACTAACATCAATAACGACTGTTTTTTCTTTTTCTTGTTGTTTTAGTTTGTTTACAAGTTTTAATAAACACATATTTGCATGTTGATTTATAGAACTATTTGTTTTTAATTCTATTATTTCATCTGCAAATCCCATTTCTATACATTCATCTGCAGTTAAATATGTTTCTTCATCAAGTAATTTATCAAGTTTATCTTCTGTTATATTAACCTTAGATAAATATGCTTCTTTATAAGCTACAGCAATTTTATCCATATCATCAGCAGTCTTTCTTAATTCTTTTGAATTTCCAACTGTCCAAAGCCAGCAATTATGTATCATCATTAAAGCAGTCTTTGGCATATAAATTTTATTTCCTGCCATTGCTATTATTGAGGCTGATGAGGCTGCAATTCCATCTATATAAACATTAATTTGTGCTTTATGCTGTTTTAATAAGTTGTATATTGCTAAACCTTGAAAAGTTTCTCCTCCGTATGAATTAATGTGAATATTTATTTCTGATATTTCTCCTAAATTTTCTAATTCTTGTTTGAATCCCCATGCTGAAACATCTGATTCATCCCATTCATAAGATGTTATATATCCATAAATATATAAATCTACAACGCTGTCTGATTGTTTTTCAAAACTATAAAACTTTTTGTCCATTACTTACCTCCTTCCTGTTTTTGATAATTTTTGGTAATATAATGTGCATTAGCCCAATCTTCATCAATAAGTTCTTCTCCGATTGCTCTTAATAAGAAATTATGAGAAAATCCTATTCTTGTTAATACATCAAGGCTTCCAGCAACATCAAATATACTTATATGTTCAATTCTGCTAATATCTACCTTAATTTTTGAGCCTTTGCTATATGCTATTTCACCATATAATTTACGATTAATTTCATCTTCCAATAATTTTGCAACAGGTTTTACTGATAATGTTAATAAATTCTTTGTTTCCTCTTTGATTTCAGACAATTCTCCTTTGATAATTCCTTTTGGAATGTTAAAGGCAATTGCAACAATATCAAAAATTCCTTCGATTATTTTATTAACATCTTCAGATGATGTCACGGATTTCTTTTCACTTTCAGTAAAATCAAATCCTTCTTCCATTGGTATAACCGCATTATCTGATGAAAAATAAGAACGAAACTTTGATCTTATAGCTTCTTGTAGTTTTGCTTGGTCATCAAATTTTTGAGACCATGTTGTGTTTAATTTAACTTTTCCTCTTACACTTCTCGCTTTTCTATAATCATTCATGCATTGAGTTATAAGTATTCCATAACTGTTGTATAATCCATCTAATAAGTTCTTTATCTTTGAATTATTTAACTTAAAATAAAAAACATCTTCCATGTAGTAAGTTTTGTTAAAAGTTAAGCCTCCAACACTTACATTTGTGAAAAATGTTTGATATAACGTTCTTTCGTTTTTAGAAAAAGAATCTGCAATGTAATACATTCCATTTTCTTCTATAACTAACGCTTCATTGTCATAAAAAAGTTTCCATATTAATTCAGATTTAAATTCACTTGCATTTTGATTTTGATTTGGTTCAACATTGAACCTATAATAATTGTGTTTAAACACCTCTTTTTTATCTGTAAATGTTCTAATCTCTGAATTAGTTATTAATTTTGCTATTATATTTATTGCACTAGCTATTGCTAATTCTTTATAATATATTTCTTTAGCTACATCTTCAGCATAGCTGTTATAAAATGTATCATTTTTATTAAAAAATCTTCCAAAAACATCTTTTATGCCCATTTTCTTATTTCCTTTCTAAAAATCTATTGAATCAAATATTTGTGCATTCTCATTAATAACTGTTAATTCTTCTGATACTGTCATAGATGCAACAAATGCCATAAATCCATCTGTTTTTCTTGATTTTGGCTCTATTTTTCCAAACACTTTAGTGTTGTTCTGCCAAGGTACTAATTTTGTATTGTTTGTAAACCAACGCATTAAAGGATTGTCTCCCCATGCAATATTTTGATTTACAAATATGCTCTCAATAACAGGCTGTATTTTTGCAATATCGCTTGGTCTAACTAGCTTAACCTGTTCCTTATTCTTAGCATCAAACCCTATTTCGTTCATTTCCTTGCTTATTAACGCATATCTAAAATTATCAACTGCTATTTTCTTTATATTGTATATCCTGCCTTTTTCACTTATCCAATCAAATATTAGTTTAGGCTTTATTTCTACATCATCAACTTCCGTTAATAAACCTCTTGTTTGCCAATCTTTCAGTGGTGCTTGTATTCTTTTTTTATCTTTACTGTTTTTACAAAACCAAGAATGCGTAATTCCATAATATTTATTATCTTTTTTAAACAATAAAAATACAGATGCAAAATCTGATAAACTTGCATAATCTATACCACAAACACATGACTGTCTTTCTAAATTAATTATTTCTTTGTTGGTTTTTTCAATTAAAGACCATTCTACAGCAACCTCTTCTTCTTTCTGCTCTGGCAAATTCATCCTTTTTGTCATAAATTCAGATATTTTACTTGGAAATAGTTTCATTTCCTCATAGTCTGTTTTTATTTCATTAAATAAATCTGGCATATATTCTAAAGATGGATTAGCTTTTATCCATTTTTTCTCATCATCTGCTTCCTCTTTTTTGTCTATCCTACATAAAAACGGATAATATCTAACTGTATTAGGCATTCCATTAAGTATTTTTTCACAAACATTTAATAATTCATCTAAAGGTCCACCTCTTACATATCCATTTGTTGTAATTATAAATATTCTTGCGTGTTTTACTTTACCTAAACCACTTTGAAATACTTTTATTTGTCCATCATTTTCATAAGCATGATATTCATTAAATAATATTGCACCATCTTTTTTACCATCTTTTGTTTTTGCATTAGATGTATTAAATCTGTAAAATCCTTTAGTTTTTTTATCTATAATTATTTCTTTGTTCCAATAAAAATATTTTTCAAATTTTTTCTTGTTGTTTTCTAACATATCATAAACAACATTGAATGTATCTTGCGATTGTTCTTCTGAAGTAGCCACAATATCAATGCTGTATTTAGGCACTCCATACAACCTAGATTGTAAAAAGTTCATTAAAGGAGACATCATTCCGTCTTTTCCGTTACCTCTTCCCATCAAGATTACAAAAGTTTTAAAGACTGGAATGTCATCTTTATACATAAAAACAAATGCATATATAAACTTTTGATATGGAAACAATTTGTAATACCATCTTTCACAATACGAAATACATTTATAATATGTTTCACTATCAAAAAAAACATCCTCCCTTTTTAATAAAGGTTCTACGATGTTTTTTATAAGCAATTTTCTATCTTCATTTATTTTTTCTGGATTTTCTTTGCAATATTTTAAATAATCATCTATTTCCTTACAATAAATCATCCCCTTCATCTCCACCACCTTCATCTGGTGCTTTCAAATCTAAGTCTTGTAAAATCTTTAGCATCTGTGCATTCGTTTTTAATAATCTTTCACAGCTTTCATTAGGCTTATATGTTGTAAACCCATTTCCACCTGTTGATTTATATCTTATTCCATTATCGTTTATGTCTTTTTTTAATCTTTCTTTTAAATCTACTAAATATAAATAATCTTCTATCATATCATCAAAGTGTTTTCCGAATTTTCCTTGCGAAATAAGTTGTGCTTGTAGATCCTCTTTTATAGCATTCTTCTTATCTGATGTGTTTTTTTCAAATTCTTCCTCTTTTTTTCTACTAGGTTTTTTTGTTGATTTGGTTGCCATTTTCCTACCCCCTTTATACGCGTGAAAGTCATTTTTCTTTTGTCGTGAACCCTCCCCGTTCGAGAGCTTGTGAATTTTAGCCAAAACTTTTTAAGGGGGGCTTTCTATTTATCAAGATTATACTTTTCTGCTACTTTTATAACAGTATCAACAGTATCTTTATCAAACCTTATGTTATTTCTACTACATCTTATATCTATTATTGAATATGTATCCGCTTCTTTTAGTTTTCTCTTTAAATCATCTATTGTATATCTTTTACCACAACATACTGTTAATGATGCGTAAAGTATTCCTTCATAATAGTTCTTCATTAATAGTTTAAACTTCTTTGATATTTCTTTTTCTTCATAAGTTTTATCTTCTTTATCTGTTATTGCTATTAAATCTGATATTCTATACTCCTTATCAAATACTTTAACTACAACATCATTTATTGTTTCCGCTTCTGTATTTACTTCATTAACATCTAATTCTTTTGATATTTCTTCTGTCTTTTCCTCTGCTTCTTTTATTTCTTCTTCTATCTTCTTTGCTCTTGCCATTACCATCTCTCCTCATTAACAAATTTCTTTTTATGTTTTATATTTTTAAATGGATTTTTATTATCAAGTATATTATGATGATGTACACATACTGTCATTAAATTATCTTTTACATATGTTAGCTCTGGATATTGTTCTATCTCTTTTATATGATGAACGTCTAGTTTCTTATTATGTTCCTTGATTGTTAGCTTGCCTTCTCTTTTGCATTCTTGACATTCGTAATTATCTCTTTTTAATATTTCTTTGCTTAAATAATCTTTCCAATATGGGTCATCATATATCTTTTTCTTTTTTCCGCTTCTAATTAATTCCCTTATCTGCTCTACTGTGTACATTTTTTATTCTTCTATTCTCTCTATTATTTCAAAGAAACCTGCTCTAAACCAAAAGTCATCTATTCCTACAAATTTTAAACAGTCCATTCTTTCATCATCGCATGGACAATCTACTATATCTTCAACTATTAACTCTTTATCTTTTAATCTTTCTTTATAGTTAAATATTTTAGTTATATTAAGTTCTTCCGCTTCCTTTTTGAATATAACTTTATCTCCTATTCTCTTTTTCACTTTTCTTTGTTCCTTTCTTTACCTCGCTTTTCTCTTTTTGAGGTTTAACTTCTTTTACTTCCTCCGCATAAGCTTGTCCTTTAAACTTTGCGTTAATGATTTCTTTGCCTCGCTTTTCTGAAACTTCGTAAATATCTCCGTTTCTTAATATCTTTATTTAATTGTTTATCTTTATAATCTATTAATGCTTTAATCTTCATCTTCTTTTCCTCCCTTATTAAAGTTATTGCATATTTTATATATATTGTTTTGTTTGTCTATTTCTGTTTTTACTTTCCCTTTACATTTATGAATACACTCACAGCAAGAATTGTTTTTATTTAAACGCAATTTATTTCCACAGTGACTGCATTTATATACATTACTCATGCTCTCTGATTTAATTAATATATAGTTATGCTCACATCCGAAACATTTGGTTTGTTCTGGACAATCTTTGCATTGAAATCTGAGACATAATTCTTTAACCATTTTTCCTTTTCCTTTGTTTTATTTATATACACTATGTAATGATATAAAGTAGCCCAATTCTACTTATGGTGCTCTTTATTGTTTTTTGTCCGTTTAGGTTGCAGGTCGCACTTCAAACCATAACTTAATATGTAAAAACCGTTAATTAGTTTATTCTATATCACTACATACTATATACACTACGCAAAATGCACATATAACAATATTTATAGAGCAGTCATATTGTTATAATTGAGTACATTCTGCGTACTATATACAAGTGTTAACTAGAATACACTTAAGGGCTAAATTTAACAATTTTTGAAAGGAGGTAATCCCAAAAGGAATTACAGGATTTATATTAACCTTATCTAGTATTGGATAATAACTTTATATTTGGGTGGGTCGGCACCCCTACATCTCTTGTAAGACCCAATTGAATTACAGATAACTGACCTGCTGTAAACAGTGGCATTTCGCCAACATTCAGCTATTTCAATTTAGGTGTGATAGCTACCTTTCTATCCTCCAAATAAAAAGCACCCACAAAAGCGGGTGCTTCCTTTAGGATTTTATTTGCTTACATAACCTGTACCTGCGCAATAGCCACATGTGTCGCCGTCATCATCAACTCCTGTACCGTCGCAATCGGGGCACTCAACGAGTTCATCGGGTCCCAAGTAATCATAATCGTCAGACATGATGGATGCTCCTTTCGTTATAAATTAACCAATTGGTTTTGGCATCCATATTTTATCATTTTATGTATACTTTGTCAACAAAAATAGAGACAAACTGTTTCCAATTTGTCTCCGCAAAACTTTATTACTACATCTATCGATGCATATTTGTTTTTCTCCCTACTATCATAATAACACGAAAAACTAATTCGTACTCGTACTTTTTTCGTACCTTTATAAATTTTTTTCATTTTCTCCATAAAGATACTTCAATATAGCGTCATGTACAAGCCCTGTAAAGGTTTTGTTTTCTGCTTTTAATTTAACATCTAATTCTTCCCATAATTCTTTATCTATTTTTACTAATCTACTTGTTTTAGTTTCTTTTTCTTTTTCCCATTCTTTTTTATAATCTCTTTTCACTTCCATACAAAAGCCTCCTTGCTTTTTTTATATTATTATATTATAATTATATTTGCAAGAGGGCTTTCGCCCTCTCGGTTTATTCAAAGTCTTGTAAGATTAGTTTAATCTGTTCTCGATTATGCTGTTCTCTTACTTGTCTTTGTTTTTGTGCTTGTCTATGTGCTAGATAGATAAGCACTTTTTTTATTAGTTTCATTTCCCTCACCTCACTTTCTGTATATATTATACACTACGTATATACGTATGTCAATACTTTTTATAAACTTTTTTTAATATTTTTAAAAAGCCTACAGTTTATGGAACTGTAAGCTCTATTTTATATCTCTCCAAACTCTTTGGCTGTCATATATATAACTTTATTCATTGTATTGTAATATGTATCTTTAGATATTCCGTTATTCATTTGTGTATATATTTGATTTTTACCTTCTTTAAAAATCAATTCTACAACTTCCATTTCTTCTGGTATTAATCTTTTATAAACTTTTTCTATAGCTCTTATTTTCTTTTCTATTGTTATCATTCTTCTCGTACTAGTTTGTTCTATTATTTTTACAGCTTTTCTTTCAGTTGGATTTCCTGTAGCATTTCCTTTAGGTTGTCCGTCTGGTGGTAATGCAGATTCTTCTATAATCTCTTTTTCTAATTCTTCAAATTCTTTACAATTATCCCAATATTGATATAATTCATTCTTCACGTATTCTCTTATTTTGTAGGGTATCTTGTACTGTTTCCTCATACTCTTCCTCCTTTGTTACTTAATAAGATTTATAAGCACTTTTATTTTACTTATCTCTACTGTTGTATCAGCCCAACCTCTTCTTTCTGCTTCTTCTACCAGTGCTATTATCTCCTGTATTATTTTCTCTGTATCATCAAAAGCACATCCTCTGCATCCCATTTTTTCTACATTACAACTTGATTGTTCTTTTCCTGTGCATTTCATATACTCTCTCCTTTCGTATATCTTACTTCTTTTTAATTCTTTTAGCATTTGTTCTATGTTCATTTGCTATTCTCCTCTTTAAAAATCTTTTACCATTTTATATACTACATATATTCCTAACCCCATTATTGCTATTGTAAATATTATAAGTGCTATTATAAAAATTGTTGCTACTATATCTAACATATCTTTATCTCTCCTCTCTAAATATATTTTTTAGTATTTTCTTTAATTTGCCTTTTCTTTTCTCTTTTAGGCTTTCCACATATTGTTGTATATCTTCTTTTGTTACAATCAAATCAAATTCATCCATCCATTCTGCATACATATTTGTATCACTCCTTATTTATTTTTTTATCTAGTTGTTTTACTGCTTTAATAAGTTCATTTATTTTATTAAAATGATTTTTCATTGATTCTCTTGTATCAAAAACTGTATTTGGTTTTAATTCTTCAATAGCTTGTATATCTATATCTTGTTTTTCTTCTATTAATTCAAATTCTGCATTTGCAATATGTTCATCTGTCCAATGTAACATTAAAGGTTCATCACCTTCATAAATAGTAAATCCATCAAATTCACATATTGTATCTTTGTATCTTAATTTAGTCCCGTTTTGTTATTTCTTTTTCTGCAATCATTCTTAATATTTCCCATCCGTTTATATGTTTTCATTCCATTTTCTCCCCTTTCCTCTTGGTTTTGCTAAACCTGTTCTATATGCGTGTTTTTCATTTTCACTTTGATTACACCATTCCAAATTATCTATCCTATTATTAGTTTTATCTCCATCTTTGTGATTTACTTGAGGTTTATTCATAACATTTGCAATAAAGTATTGTGCAACTAAAATATGTACTTTTTTAGTTTTATGTATGTTATTTATACTTAAACCTACTGTATGATAACCATATCTATTTGGAGTTGATTTTAATATTTTTTCTTTTCCGAATTTTAAGGATTTAACTCTGCCTAAATTACTTATTTGATATATGCCTTCATATCCGTTTTATATCTCGCCATTCTTCTTCCAAGTCTATTCCTCCACTTCTTTAACATCGAAACCTTCTCGCTCCAATGCTTCTTTTAATTCCTCTTCTGTTGTTCCTACTACTCCTAAATACATATCTTTAAATATGTCTGCAATTGTTTCTATTTCAAATTCATCACATTCTACTTCGTATTTTCCAAATATATACAACTCTATTCCTCCTCATAATAATCATCTTCAAAAAATCCCAATTTGTATTCTTCCTCAAACGTTAATAGTTTACCATTTTTGTAAACATCAAATGCACAATGACCATTATCATAAGACCATAACCAATTTTGTCTAAACCATCTTAATATCTTATCTATACTTTCATTTTTATAACTATCAATTTTACAATGATACTGCCAAATATCAATTTTCCATTATTCCTCCTTTACTTTTTCTACTAGTCCTGCTTGGATTAGGTCAGTTAAAAGTTCTTTTTGATATTCTTCCCAACTACTTCCGCAAAAATCTTCAATGCATATAAAAATTGTTCTATCTTTATATATTGCTATGTAATCGTTGTATTCTAAGTCTTTAATATAAGCTTTGTGGCAAGCATCATCTAATCCTAATCTATATCCAAACTTCTCTAATTCTTTTAAATCTACTCCGTTCTTTTATCTTTAACATATTTCCTCCTTTACTTTATAACAGTTAGCTTCAAACAATTCTTTTGTTAGTATTGTTTTGATATCAGCTTGATATATGTAATATTTCATATCTGTTCCTTTAAATTGTGCTGTTCTGTATTGTGTCACTAACTTTCTTCCTCTATATTCTTCTGTTCCATCATCTAATGTTTCCCAATATTCAATTATATCTATTACTAATTCACCATTCACATAGTCTCCTATTTTTGTTAAATCTATTGTATTAAATGAGTGTGTCTCTATGTCTTCTAATGTATGTACTCCATTTACTAGTAGCACGTTACGTTTTCTATATCCAAAACCTTTTTCTTTTCTTGTTTCTGGTGTATTTACAGTTTTTACTTTTCTTATTAATCCTTTTTTAGTTCTATAATACTCTCCTACTTCTATCATATTTCCTCCTTATATAAACCTTTTCCACAATTATAGCCACCATACATGCAAAGCATTGCAAGTATAAATGCATTTTGAGTTTTATTAAATATAATGATTCCAACTATAATTTCAACTATTCCAAATATAAAATCCATATATTTCATCTCATATTTCCTCCTATCTCATACCTTCAAATTCTATATATCCTTCACGTTTTAATTTATTTAGTTTCTTGTCCATTTCTCTAAATCTTTCTTCTATTTTAATTACTTCTTTCTCTTCCAACATCTTCAATATCTCTTCCTTTGCTTTTATAAACTCTGCACTGTAACATATTGAATTTATGTATTTGTTATATATTATGTGTTTATCTAAGTTGTTTAAGATTTCTATTATTTCGTTCATGTTGTTTCCTCCCATCCAATTGCTAGTCTGATATACTTTATAACGTCATCTTCTTGCATAATTTTATTTTCAATAACTCTTTTAGAATATTTGTCTATTCCTTCCATAACTTTTTTATTGAACTTATTTTCTTTTGCATTATCTTCTAATCTCATTAAGAACCATTTAAACATTTTTAACATAACTGTTTTTGGCATTTGTTCATCTTGTTGTTTTAACCAATCGTCAAATGTTTGTTGATTTTCAAAGCCTTCTATAAAAATGTTTTTTGAAACTTGTATCATTTTTACCTCCTTTTTAATGGTAACGGACTTGTTAACTGTGTAAAAACTTCTTAAATCTTTAGAGCTGTAAGGTGGTAACTGAGTTAGCTGACTTTTTGTTAAACTCATTCCTTATATGTTTTTATATAAGTGTACTTATATTTATATTTATTTATATTCTTATAACTCAGTTAAGTCAGTTAATATATATATTTATATATATTTACAGTCAGTTACCAACTCAGTTAATACTTAGTTATTAAGTCAGTGACAACTGCTCAAATTTTTCTTGTTTGACGTAACATCTTTTTAAAACATTATTCCTTTTGATTTGTTTTCTTTCATAACCTAATTTCTTCATTTCTGTTCCAAATCTAGTCATACTCATTTCACTTTTTAATCCATTTTCTATCTTCCATGCATTAAATGATGTATATACTTCTTGACATGCTATTGTTGATATATCTTCATCTTCATAAACTTCACTTAAAAAACATAAAACTGGATTATTACCTTTCATATATTCTTGAGTTTCTAATTTTACTTGTTCTGGTATAGTAAATTCTTTTCTTATTAAAACTTCATGTATTGCTTGAAGAGATTTATATAATACATATTCTAAATTTTCTATTTTCCTTAACTTTTCACTTATAAAAGGATCATAATTACTTTTTCCTTTTTTAAATTCTGCATTTAGTGGTATTATTACTAATCTTCTATTAAGTCCATTTGTAGTGTCATTAATTCTTGGTAAAGAATTGTAGCTCATTATCATTTTTGTATTTATTTTTGCACTAAAACTATTTTGTCCTTTAAACTCAATACTTGTATAACTTTCACCTGTAAGCCTTTTCATTGTTGAGATATCTTCCAAATAACTGCTACTACAATCATCTGCTATGTTTGCCAATTTCATATATAGCTCTGATTTTCCAAATCTACTTGTTGATATTTCTTTTAAATCAACATGTGATACATTGTTTTCACCTAAAACTCTTGTTATCATATTTAATAATGTTGATTTTCCATTTGCTCCATTTCCTACAAGCATAAATACTTTTTGAAATGGCATTCCTCTATATAAGCAATAACCTATCATTTCATATAAAAGTCGTATTATTTCTTTATCATTAACAGCTAAATTACTCATTATTGTGTCAATTTCTTCATTTTCATCATGTTCATAATAATTTATATCAATTTTATTTCTTGTTATTATTTTTGGAGTATGTGCTTCTAGTTTTAAAGTTTTTATGTCTAAAATTCCATTTGATAAACATATATATTTTTCTGAAGATTCTTCTACACTATCGCATTTGTCTTTTATATAATCCTTTACTTCCCTTTTCTTTGTCATTGATAAGTTTGGTATTAAATTTACTATTAACTTTCCTAATCCTTCTTCGCAAGGAATATAACTGCCTTCTGAATACATATAAAGTTTTTTCTCAATATTCACTATGTTATATTTTTTGATTAAGTAATCTCCAAAAGCATCATGCATAAATTTATTATCATCGTAGAATGCCATCTTATTAAATTTCATTTCTTTTTCTGAATGGAGATATTCATTTAAATCAAATTTACCTTTCATATGTAATTGAGATACATCTTTACAATTAAACTTTTTACATGAAATTATTTTACATTTACTATTATCTATATATCTTAATATCGTTCCTACAAATGTTTCTCCGCCTTGATCTTCTTCATGCTGAATATATATTGTTTTAAATCTATCTAATAATTCTATATACTCTTCTTTAAAGTTTTTTGCTCCTGGTATTCCGTAAGGCTTGTGCTTTGTAATACCAAAGAGTTTGTGCATCTGATTCTCCCTCAACTAAAACAATATAGTCATCGTTAAATTCTCTTAGCTTCCATAGTCCATATGGTATTGTTTTAGAACCTTTCTTCCATGAAAACCTTTGAGGATTATTAGGGTGATTTCTATATCTAGTGGCCATTATATTGTTGTTAATATCAAAGTAAGGAATAACTACATTTCTATTTCCGTTTGCTAACCCGTAGGCTTGTTAAAAACTCTATTGGTAAATACTTTTCCCTTGAATATTCTGTAACAGTATAAACAATAGGTTCTATTTCATTAAGTCTCATCCATGCTTCTTTTGTTGAAATGTTTTCTGTTTCAGCTAAAAAAGTAACTGCGTTGCCTTTAGCTCCACATGCAAAACAATTATACGTTCCTGTTTGTAAATTAGCTCCAAAACTTGCATTGTGGTCATCATGGAAAGGGCATAATCCATTAATATTTCCATTTTCTATTTTTGCTTGTTTTAAATATTTACTATAAAATTTTTCATAATTCACTTATTACACCTGCCTTTTCTTTTGAGTAAAGGCAGCACAATTCCACTTATGCTGCCTCTTATTTCTAGCCCCAACCTAAATCTTCTTTTATTTCATCTGATTCAGTAACAGGTATATTTGCTTTTTTGAATTTTTCTGCAATTTTAAAAGTTTTAAATCCTTTTTTATTTTTTCCATATTCAAGTGCATATTCTTCATTAACAATTTTTTCATATATATTTAGTAACAAAATATTGTAATTTGCATAACCTTTAAATTCTACTATTTCGTCTGTTTCTAAACTTCTTAAAAACTCATTAACAACATGTATTTGAAATCCTTCTCTTACTAATTGATTCATAAATATTAATCTTCCTTGATTTTTTCCATTTAATATTTCAAACCAAGTTGTTACCATAGGGTCTCCTTTTTTAGATTGTCCTAATTCTAATTTTGTAATTTTAACTTCATATGTTCCTTCTTCAACTTCGTCATATTCTCCAAATTCTCTTGTTGATGCATCTTGTACATCTTTCTCTAATCCTTCTATATCTACTTTACTATCAAATTCTTCCCAATTAATTGCCATTATTTTTTACCTCCATTTATAAATTCTTTTTTAAATTCTTCCACATTTAGTGGTATTCTAGTTTGTTGTAAACCTATTCTGTTTCCACCAAACACATAATCGTTATATGTAAAATCTAAATATCTTTTATTATCATTATCTAGAATTACTCTTGCTGTAATATCTACCATTCCAGCTAGTTTTTTTGCTATTTTTTCTTGTAGGTTTACAGTGTAACTTGTAATACTTGTACCATTTTTAAAATTTACTTCTTCTACTTTGTCATGACTTAGTAAAACAATGTTATAATCACTGTTAATAATTCTTTTTATTATTGTTAAAAATTCTGTTTTAATCATGTCATAACCTTTTCCATATCCCGCATCTGATTCATGTTCTATTTCTAGTTTGTTATACATATAAACTCTACATGCTTCATATACATCTTCTATTAAATCTATAACTATTGTTTTGTAAGAGTGATTTCCTGCTATTATTTCATCTACTGCTTCTTTAAAAACTTCCCAAGCAAATTTTACTTTTTTTATTCTTCCCTCCATACTTACTTCATCTCTTATTGCTATATATGGAGCATCTACATATTGTATATTTCCATCTGTATTTAATATCAATGGTTCTGGAAATCCGTTAGCAAAAGTTGTTTTTCCACTCATAGGACTTCCATATAAATATAATTTTACTTTTTTAGATGCCTGAACATCTCTTTTTTTATTTTCTGGTAACATCTTATTTCCTCCTTATTTATTTGAAATCATATAATCTATTGTTTCATTTGATTGGCAATATTCTTTATAATCACACCAATCACATAATTTTGTTTCATTTTTGTTAAAAGTAATATCTTGTTCTAATACTTTTATTTCTTCAAAAAAGTCTTTTACTTTAGATTCGTCATATTCAACTTTTTTTAATTGCAACTTTTTTGTTTTTAATGTGTCTTGTAAACGTTTTCTAAATTGATATGTATCTTCTGTTTTTTTCATTCTTATTGAAACTTTAGGAATGAACAGATATCCTAAATTTCTAACTTTAAAGCCTTTTTTCTCTAAATAATATTTATATAGATGTATTTGTTTTGATTGAATATAATTATCTATGTTGTTAGAATATTTGAAATCTATAACATCAACAGTTCCGTCTTGATTTTTTATCATTAAATCTATGAATCCTATGTATTCTGAATTTTTAAGTTCATATTCATAAGTAAAATTGTCTCCGTAGATTTTTTAGTTGCTCTCTTACTATTGGTATCCAATATTCTAATTTCATTATTTCTTCAATGTGTTTATCTGTTATTTTAGGAAATTGTTGTTTGTAATACATGATTGCTACATCTAATCCTTGTTCAATTCCTAAGTGTACTGTTGTTCCAACTATTAATGCATTATCTGCTTCAAAGTCATCATAAACTTTTAACTTGTCTACATATCTGTATTTATATTGTCTAGGGCAATTATTATAAGTTGAAACTTTTGAATAACTGTACATTATTTTTTACCTCCAGTATTTTTTTCTTAAATTCTTTAAATTGGTTTGGTCTTAATACAATAGCTTGTCCTCCTGATTTTTTTATTTCTTCTATGTTCCATAGCTGTAATGCAGTTGGTTTTCCTGCATCTGTTTTCAATTCTATTGCTATGAATAATCCATTTAAACAAATTATGATGTCCGGTATACCTGCACGTTGAAATCCGACCTCCCCATATTTTTATGTAATAAATATTATTTTGTTTTAAAAATGGAATGACATATTTGTTCTGAAAATCTTTTTCTAACATTAGTCCTCCAATTCATCAATACTAAGTTGTTTATTAATTTTTTCAACAAATACTTCGTTAGTTTCTTCATTAATTTTTAACTCATAGTCATATCCGACACTACCTTTATTTGTATTTTTAGTTTCTTTTATTTTTTCGCTTATTGAATAATCAATTCTAGGTTCTTCCCATTCGATGTATTCGCCTTCCTCTGTTGTATCTCCGAAGTGAGAACTATCTAAATTTATCTTCAAATTAATTTCTGCTTCTCTTTTTCCTGTAACAACGATATTCATAAGTCTATTCAATATAATTTCCAGTTGATCCCTCATAGGTTTTAATAATTCACTATCTAAATCTAATTTTTGCATTTTATAATTCCTCCTTTTTAAATAATTCATCTGTATAGTCTTTTCTTTGTTTCAATGTTTCAAGTATTTTTTCTTCAATTGAATTTTCAGTAATTAAGTAATAATACATACAATTATTTTTTTGCCCTATACGATGAATACGTTTCTTCGATTGTTCAAATAATTCTGAACTTAGAGGCAAACTAAAATAAATTATTTTATTTGCCTTTTGTAAGTTTAGTCCGGTTGCTCCTGCTTGATATTGTACAAATGTTACACTGTTATTGTATTTTTCATAATGCGTTAAGTCTTTCATATCTCCACAAACTATGCTTATATTCTTTTCTGTACATAATCTAGTAATCAATTTTCTTTCTTCATTAAAATTGTAAAAAATTATAAGTCTGTCATCTGTAGATTCTATTATGTCTTTAAGTGCTTGTAATTTATTTTTATTGTATTGTGCTGCTAATTGTCTTAAATATAAGAGCCTTGTAAGTGATGTGTCTCCAATTAGTTGTTTATCATCTAAAGTAATAAGTCTATCTGTCTTAAATCTCTTATATTCTTTTGTGTTTTCAACTTTTACTACATTATCGATTTGTTCTGGAAGTTCTATTGCTTCCTCTGTTTTCATGAATACTGCACCGTATTGAGCTAACCTTTGTTTTAAATGTTCAGTATTTTTATAACCTGTTACTTTAGGCATTTTATAACCATTTATTGGTATTAATATGTAATTTATATACATATTCCAAAATGTCTCTTTAGTAATTTTCCATCCCAACAATTTG